CTATTTGTGATGGCTGAGCGCGTTGCTCACCAGGCGCGAGGTGATGTCCACGATCTGGATCATGCGGTCGTAGGGCATGCGCGTAGGCCCAATCACGCCCAGCGTGCCCACCACCTCGCCGTCGACCTCGTAGTTCGCACTGACGACGGACAGTTCCTCGTAGGGAACGACCTGGCTTTCGCCGCCGATGAAGATGCGCACGCCATCGGCCTTGCTCGACACGTCGAGCAGCCGCAGCAGCTGCGCCTTCTGCTCGAAGAGCTCGAAGGCACGCCGCAGCTGGCCCATGTCGCTCGAGAAATCGCTCACCGCCAGGAGGTTGCGTTCGCCGGCGACGACCACTTCCTCCTGCGCCTGCGTCATGGCTTCGGAGCTGACCTGCACCGCCGCCTGCATCAGCGAGGCGATCTCGCCGCGCAGCGTGTCCATCTCGGTCTTCAGGCGGTCGCGCACCTGTTCCATCGACAAGCCGCTGTAGTTCGCATTGAGATAGTTCGACGCCTCCACCAGCTCGGACTGCGAGTACTCGCGGTCGGTGAAGATGACACGGTTCTGCACATCGCCATCGGGCGAGACGATGATGACCAGCAGCCGCCTGTCGGAAAGCCGCAGGAATTCGATGTGGCGGAAGGCCGAAGTGCGCCGAGGCGCCATGACCACGCCGACGAACTGCGAGAGATTCGACAGCAGCTGTGCCGCATTCGCGATCACCTTCTGCGGCTGGTCGGCCGGCAAGCTTGGCGCGGCGAGCTGCGGCCGCTGCGCGGTGAGCATGGTGTCGACGAAGAGGCGATACCCGCGCGCGGTCGGGATGCGGCCCGCCGAGGTGTGCGGACTCACGATGAGGCCCAGTTCCTCGAGGTCGGCCATCACGTTCCGGATGGTCGCGGGCGAGAGTTCCAGCCCGGGCGCACGGGAGAGCGTGCGCGAACCGACGGGCGTGCCGTCGGCGATGTATCGCTCGACCAAAGTCTTGAGCAACAACTTGGCGCGGTCGTCCAGCATTGAAAGATTTTAGTGTTCAGTTTTGTAAGCGCAGCGGCGCGCGCTTTATCACCCAAGGGTTCACGCCAAAGCGATCGGCGAGCACGTCTACCGAGTGCCCGCGACTGAGCAGCTTGGCCACCTGCTCACATTGCTTCAACGTCAGGTGCGGGGGCCTGCCGACATATCTCCCCCGCTCCCTTGCCGCCGCCTGGCCGGCCAGGGTCCTTTCCCGGATGATTGACCGCTCAAACTCGGCCACAGCGCCAAGCACCGAGTACATGAGCTTCCCCGCTGGCGTGGTGGTATCGATGGGCTCCGTCAAGCTGCGGAATCTGGCGCCGGCAGCGTCTATGCGCTCGAGAATGGCCAAGAGGTCCTGCAAGCTGCGGCCAAGGCGATCCAGCTTGTAAACGGTCACGCGGTCGCCAGGCCGAAGGCCGGCGATGAGCTTGCGCAGCTCAGGGCGGACGCCGACACCCGACCATTTCTCAGTCACAACACGCCGCACACCAGCCCGCTTAAATGCGTCCTCCTGTAGCGCGGTGTCCTGCTGGTTGGTGGACACCCGCCCGTATCCGTACTCCATGGATCTAAAATGTAACTTCTAGTAACCCTCGAAGGTGATTATGGGGATTCAGGATCGGGACTACTACCGGGAGCACCATGAGCGGCTGCGGATGGAGGAAGAACGAGAGCGACAGGCCAACGTAAGGCCGGCGACAGAGGAGCGCATGCCGAGCAAGCCGCAGCGGAAGGCGACATGGCTTGATTGGTTTGTGGCGGTGTGCTTCTGCGTCCTGCTGTACAGCGTGAGCTACTACCTAGTCCAGCGGCACAGGTAGCACGACCGCTTCCATGGGGGGTCTGCACCCCCATACCCCCAGCCCCGCAAGCGGGTCCCCGTTCGTCTTCAAGAAATGGGGCGGCTGGTCCCTGAGCCGAACGACACGGCCCGGGAAGGCCCGCCAGCGCCGTTATCCGGCCCGCTGGGAGGCTTTGGCTGCATTCCCGGTACCGGCACCACCACCGGCGCCTTTTCGGTCCCTGCGGCCAATTGCGGCGCGTCGCATGTGACCGGATAAAAGCTCTTGTCGTACTGAAGCCGGCCCATGCAGGCACCAAGCGCATGAAAGCGGTAGCCGGCCGCTTCGAGCTCATCGCTGGTGAGGTCGACGAACCTGCGTCCGCCATCACTGACGGCGAAGGTGTACAGCGTGCGCTTGCCCATCCGCATAGCTCCAGTCAGGTGCACTCGCTTGCCCTTAAGCGGCTCGACGTTGCTCCCCGCCTCGGCGCCCGGCGCCTCGGCGGCTGATTCCGGCGAGGGTGCTACAGCGCGCGTCGTCGTTTCCCGCGTGACCTTGACGCACTCCCCATCACGCAGGTACGCACCATCGACGCAGGGGCCAATGGCCGCGCCCTTCGGAACGACGACCTCTTTGATGCTGCGGCCATCGGCGAGCTTTGCCTCTTTCGCCTTCGACGACGGCCACCAGGCCCACAGAGTCACTGCGCCGATCACCGCATAGAGCACGTAGGAGCCACGGCGCCAGGTCGTAAGCGACGACTTGACGTCAGACGCAGCGGCGCCGGCAACCGAATTGCCCTGAGTGTGGCTTTTGTACAGGCCGAAGAATTTCGGGTCGTATTGCCGCTCCTGCGTGCTAACCAACCCACCGCGATACCCGGCGTGAACCTTTTTGATGTACCCCGGCTTACCAAGCATGTCCGCCTGGCGCACCTTGTGCAGATAGTGGATGAGCCCGGCAATTTCGTCCGACAGGTCGCGCATGCGCTGCGTGAGCAGCAACACGTCCTGATTGAAGTGACGATGCAGCTTGTAGAACTGGACAACGACCGCGAGCATCGCGCGGAGCTGAAGAACCGTCGCAGGATCGCCCTCGGGCCGCTTCGGCATGGCCACGTGACACTCATCGATCACGAACAGGGCACCGACGCCGGTATCAGGGTGGCGCCACTCATCGTAGTAGTCCCACACGTGGCCAAAGATGCGCGCAGCTGCGGGCGGCGGCTCAGTGTGCCCATCCTCGAAAAGCTCGAACGCTTTGCCGCCCGGTGTCTGGCCGCGCTCTGCGTCGAAAGTGCCACGCACGGGCATCGGCCTGGTGCGTATCTCGATCAGCGATGCCCACGCCGGATTGATGGCCAGCCAAGCCTCCAGGATCAACGGGAGGTTGGTTATCACCTTCCGGCCCGCTTCGAGCGCAGCCATGATGTGATAGCGAGTCGCTTCGTAGCTCTTGCCGCCGCCGGGGATGCCTTCGATACCATTGATCATGATCCGAGTCTCGTGAAGGGGATGAGCTGCAAGCCGAGGCGGATCAAAATAGCCGCAACGATGATGGCGGCAGCTTGAGAGACGCCGAGCAGGCCAAGGATGTTCAGAACCTCAGCGGGCAGTGCGCCCCAGCTCTGAAGGTTGCCAGTGACCGAAGACAGATCGACGGCGCCCACCCCGCTGACGACTACTTCCATCACCTGCTCGAACGGCCAGCAGGCCGCATCGCGTATGAAGTCCCAGCCAGCAACGAAAACCGCAACGGCGAGCTTTCCGAACCACGCAACGATGGCCGCCAGCTTCGCTAGCAGCATGGTGAAGCCAGCGGCCATGTCAGCCTCCGAAGATAAGCGCGCGAGCGAGGATCGCAGCGCCGATGAGCACAATGACCTTGATCACGTCGTAGACCCAGCAGGGAGGCGACACATCGGCCTCCCCGTAGTCGCCGAAAGCGACGAAATCGAGCGGAATCTTGAAGGTCGGGCACGAGCCGCCAGCGATGCCGGTCGGCATGAGCTGCTGAGGGAGCTGAAAGAGCTGCGTCTGGTTGAGCTGCTGCCGCTTGTCGTTCCAGATCCCGACAATGCCATCCGGATACTTGCGTTCGTAGAGCTTCGGCAGCTCGCCGAGGGGAGTGTCAACGGGCACTTCCTCCGGGGCCTTCTCTTCATCGCCAGGACTGACGGTCTCCTCGCTGGTCGTGGTTGTGGACCCGTCGGGATTCTTCGTCTCGGTGGTGGTCTTCGTTCCGCTGTTCGTTACGCTGTTGCCGTTATAGGTGTAATTGTTTGTCGTTGTCGTCGTCGTCGTCACAGGCCCGCTAGACGTGTTCGTGATGTTGATGGTGGTAGGCCCCGGCACGGACGCAGGACCGCTCACAGCGATATCGCCTGCCGTGACGGTGCCGCCCTGAGTGGTCACCTCGTTGACGATGCCGGGGTCTGGCGTGCCGCCCTTATTCACCAGCAGATCAACGAGCTTGCCGCCGTCCACGGCGACCTTCGGCAGATTGGATTCGCTGTAGCAGCCAAACGGCGTCGAGTAATAGCCCGCAGGACAATTGGACACGGAACGACTCGGGTTGTTGAACACCGACGTATCAGTCAGCCATGGTTGACCAAAGCGCGTCACGCTGTTGGGGCACGTGGCGTTTCCACCGTCCCATGCCGCGCCGCCGGTATAGGTGATCTTCGGAGAACCGGACAGGTCAGCGTTAGAAGCCTGCCAGAGCTCGATGGCGCGAATGCACACCTCAGGCCAGGTCAGCTTATCGATAGGCGTCCCGCTCGGTAAAGCGGTAGCTGAGTACTTGTAGCCATCCGAGGGGAACGCGTTGGAGTTGTCCTGCACCTCCAGCGCGCCGGTCTGCGGGTTGCGTGCAACGCCTGCATTTGCCATCCAGTTCAAGGCAAGGGGCATGGCCACGGCAGCGGCGGCGGCTACAGCGCATGCACCGCCAGTGCCGACGGCACAAACGACGGCGGCGACGCCGCTTGCCACAGCGGTCTTATCGATGGTCCCGGTCGCGGTGACCGGGACGCCCTTGCCGTTAACTGGAGCCGTACCGCTGCCAGTGATCGCCACTCCCCCGCTAGCGGTGTTGCCGGCCGTCGCAACCTGCGCGATAGCACTGCCGCCACCACCAGCCGGCGCGATGGTGGTGATCTTGCCGCCAGGCGCAATGGTGGTCGTCTTTCCCTTGGTAGCAGCGTTCCAGATCGCCTCCCCCACGGCCTGATTGGTGCCGCCAGCGGCGCGTGCGGGCGTGCCCACGACAGCAGCAGCCACGGCGAGCGGAAGCGAGAGCCAATGAAGCGGATTCATTGGTTCGCCCTCACACCGAGAACGAACGCGATGCCACTCAGGGCGCCCAGCACGAGGGCCCCTGTCCAGAACGCCAGTACGAGCGCACCTGAGAGCATCGCTGCCCCCTTAGGCCTTGCGAACGAGGCGCTTCGCCAGGTCGGGGCCCTTGAACGCGACCGCGATGCCGACGATCAGCAGGCCACCGGCCACGACCTTCGCGGCAACGCCGGAGAAGTCCACGGCGTCGAAGAACTGATCCCACGAGCTGGTCGTCGTCTGGGCAGACGCCGAGGCCGCTGCGACCATCAGCGTTGCGGGCACGAGCACGCCCTTGGTGTAGCCGCGAGCGATGAGAGCCTTGATGCTTTTCATGATGAAACCTTTCGAGTGAAGTTGGAGAAGCGGTGTCCCGAGACATTCGGGGTTGCACCCGGAGGCCCACCGCATGGGCTACCGGCTGGAACCACTACGCTTTGCGGATGAGGCCGAGCACCACGCCCAGCACATAGCCCAACATGAAGGCGGTCAACACAGCGCCGAAGCCCATGGCGTAGACCTTCGTGAACACGGCGGGAGTGACGCCCATGCCGGGCAGATCGATGGTTTCGGCGAAGGTGACGGCCTGCATGCTTTCCGGCGGGCAGGGGTTGGCTTCGACGGTGCACACGAGGTAGCGCATCACTCCTCCGTGCACTGCTCACCACAAATCGGGCACCACCACGTCAGCCCGCCGCGCCCGTACTCTTGGTCGACGTCATCGGTCAACTGATCACCGTGCCAGCCGCAAGCGGGACAGTCGAGGTCGAAGTCTTCATCCTCATGATCCACGTTCATCTCCTGAACAGTTGGAAGAGCAGGCCGACCAGGCGGCTTGCGATGGAGCCGGCGAAGCGGCGAAAGAAGTAGCGCCACATGTCAGCCCGCCAAAAGCCGAAGGAACCTCGGGAAGATCCCAAGCGGTCCGGAGTGGTTGAGGTTCTCCCCGTGATTACCATCGGGGAGGGCAGGCGCTTCGGCGCCCTCCGCGTGCCGCGTATCCCCGCAAGCGGGGCCCCTCGCGGCACGCTGCGAGCGCCTACGCGCATGCGCAATACGGCGATGGCGCTCGGCGTGCTCATCGGTCACATCGCGCGCGAACATCAGCCCAGACCAGATCACCGAGGCCAGCGAAAAGCCCAGGAGAACGTCGTTAACCTGCATTGGCCACCCCATAGTCGTTTTCGGTGCCGAGGCGGTCCAGGTCGACAACAGTGACTTCCTCACCGTGCTCGGCATACTCGACCGCCATCGACACCGCCTCTTCGTAGTCCTCGATGACGCCGCCGCCCGCCTCGCGAAGCGAGCGAATCCACTCCGGTGAGCCATCGGCGAGCGACGGGCACAAGAAGCGCCCGGTTTCGAGGGACTGCACGAGGAAGCGCATTTAGGCCGCCTGCGGGACCTTCGGCGCGGCAGGCGGCGCGTACTTAGCGTCGACGGGCCGAATCGCCACCAGCGTGATGCGCGTGCCGTCCTCGCGAGTCGCCTCGACCTCGAACGTGGCCATGGCGCGGATCGGGCCGTTGTTCAAGATGGCGCCCAGGTGTGCCCACTTGTCGAACTCTTTGTGATCGCCGAGCTTGAATGGCCGCGTCACGTGGCCGAGGGCACGGCCAGCGCCGTTTTCCTTCATGTCCACTTCGCAGTGGAAGACGGTCGACGAGAACGCGCGGCCCTCGAAGGTGCCGGTGCTTTCCTTGATGCCGTGCACCAAGACTTCGGATTGCATTTGCATGCTGATTTCCTATGCGGCCAAGGGTTGGAACCCGTCCACGCCGTGGCCAGCGGCAGCGGGTTGGAGGAAGCGATCGGCGACCGAGGCGAACCCACGCACTAGCTCGGCGTGGTTGAAGCGCTTGAGGCGACCGGGAAGGTGCTCGCCGCCGCAGAGGTCCGCGAGCGTGGTGCCATCCAGATAACGGAAAGCGGCGGCGACCGTGGCAAAGGCCGTATCGCGAAGCCAACGCACGTTGCGCGTGACTTCGGCCTCTACGGTCTGAATCGCGAGGCGCGGAGTGGTCTTGATGGGCTCGGGCTGCACAACCGCATCGGCGAGCGCCAGCATGCGGGCGTGCCAGTCGCTGGCGCCTGCGAAGAAGTCAGCAGGCCGGCGCAGAAGGTCGACGGGCAGCACTCGCAGCTTGTTGCCGTACCGAAGCTCGATGCGCGTCCACAGGCTAGCGCTCTGCACGCCGAATAGCTGGTGGCCCTTTTCGTAGACGTTGGTCTGCTTGCCGCCTTGCTTCGAGCCGATGTAGAACGAGCGCTCAGCGCCGTTGCACCAGTCACCCACCATTGAGCACTTGGGCCGCTTGCCGGCCACGTCCATGACGCCGGCCATGTAGTCGGCCTGCACGCCCTCCATGCCACCGGGCATGCCATCGAAGAAGTCCAGCGCCAGGTCCGCGCGGGTGATTTCGGCATCGCGGCCGGCGATGAGAAGCGCCATGCGCTCCATCCAGCCGCGAGCGGCGAAGGTGCACGCCGCACCGTAAAGGTTGGTGTGCAGGGTTCGCGATTGCGCGTACTGCCGCGGGCTGCTGCCGCTGGCCAGGAAGCCGACCCATCCGCATTCCACGCCGTTGCGCTCGATGCTCCAGCGGAATCGATAGAAGTCGTGGCCCTTGCGGACCTCAGGCGTGACGCTGAACTCTTCGCCGAGCGCCTCGCAGACCTCCTGCGCGAGTTGCAAGGCTTCGGCGCCCACCCAGTGCTCACAGTCCTCAAGCTCGGCGAGCGCCTTGTGCACGCGATGGGCCTTAGCCTCATGGATGTTGAACGGCTCGGGGCCAAACAGAAGATCGGCGGACGGTGCAGCGGTCAGGCGGCGTTGGCACGTAAAACGCAGCCAGTCGACGTGCACGGGCGTCAGCGAATGGGTGCGCTCCGCAAGCAGCCGCACCTTGATCTGCTCGCCGTCGAGGACGAGCGCGTTTGGCCTGGTCAACGCGCCATCCTCCGCACGATGCCGGGGCACCAGCCGCGAGCCTTGGCGGCCTGGGCGGCACGCACAGCGGAGTCGTAGTTGTCGAACATGACGATCCGCTCTTTCCAGTCGGAAGCGCGGCGGCGGAGGCTTCGCTCCATCCACGAGACGACGAACACGGCAGGAGGGATGCCCGCCCGCTGGCCAGGCACCGGAGCGGCCAGGCTGTCAGCGCCGTTTGCCTCTTGCGAGGCGCCAGCGGGGGGGCAAGCGTGGTTGAAGGACCAAGGCTGTCGACAGACAGCGCAGTGAGAAGGGAAAGAAAGCATGGCCGCTCCTGTAAGAATCGCTACTCAATGTGAGTAGGACCCGGAGCCTATTTGCTACTCACCTTGAGTAGCAAGCGCTTTCGTAGAATTCCTCATCTTGTGTAGCACGTCCACAACATGAGGAACGCCCGACTATGCCGACAACGATGAACCTGCTAGACGCCGCACTGCACCAAGCAGCCATGCCCGAATGGACGAAGCGCCTCGGCCTATCGAAGCAGGCGCTCTACAACGCGCGGGACCGTGGCCACCTCTCGCCGGCCATAGCTGGCGCACTGGCGGAGGAGCTTGGCCAGGACCCGCAAAAATGGATCGTGGTAGCTGCACTGGAGAGCGAACGGGACAGCGCCTGCAAGGAACGCATGCTCAAGCGCCTGCGTGCAAAAGTGTTGTAA